CTAAATAGATTTTGTATTAAAATACATTCAAAGGAGAATAATTATGGCAGACGGCAAATTTAAAGCTGATGATGGTATTTCAGAAGTACCTCAGCCTGTAACACCGGAAGGTGGCGAGGACAAGAGTCACGAAAAGAAGAAGAAAGAAGATAGCAAAGGCGCAGGAGATTCTGTAAAGACTCCAGGCCAAGACGCTAACCCTAAGCGAGTTCCTACAGCTGAAGATGCGGAAGTAGATTCAGAAGCAGAAATGGTAGAAGAAGTTGTAGAAGTTGAATCTTCTATCTCTGACATCTTTGAAGGTATGGATCTTTCTGAAGACTTTAAAGACAAAATGACTCTCGTATTCGAAGCAGCAGTTAACGAAGAAGTTGCTAAGAAAACAGCATCTCTCAGCGAAGAACTTCAATCTCAACTTGATTCACAGCTCGCAGAGTCTGTTGAAACTCGTATGGGTGAAGTTGTTGAGAATGTCGACAAGTACTTGGACTACGTTGTAGGTGAGTGGATGGAAGAGAATTCAATTGCTATTGAAGCCGGTATCAAGGTTGAAATGGCTGAGTCTCTGATGTCAGGTCTTAAGGATCTATTCAGCGAGCACAACGTCCAAATCGATGAGGAATCTTTCGATGCAGTATCAAGCCTCGAAGCACAGGTTTCTGATCTAGAAGAACAAGGTAACAGTCTTGTAAATGAGAACATTGAGCTTCAACGACAGATTTCAGCTATGAACGCTGCATCAGTTTTTGAAGGAATGACTGAAGGTCTTTCTGAAAATCAGAAAGAGCGTTTTAAGGTCCTTTCTGAAAAGCTTGACGTTCAAGATCTAGAAGATTACTCGAATAACCTACGGGTTATCAAAGAATCATTCTTCGGTGAAGGTATTCCAACTGCTCCTAAGGCAGACGCAATCGAAGAAGAAGAAATTATTCTAGAAGAACAGGAAGTAAATAAACCAGCTTCTGATTACTCTTCTATTAATGCTCTGGTTGAAGCTTTCAACACGAAAAAGAATAATTAATAAAATTGGTTTGTATTAATAACTCAACACGTTAATCTAATAAGGAGATCCAAAAATGGATAACTATCAAAGACTAGTGGAAAAGTGGGAGCCAATTTTAGGTCACGATTCTTTTTCACCAATCACTGACAAGCATAAGAGAGCAGTAACTGCTACTATTCTTGAGAACACAGAAAAAGCACTTCAACAGGAAGGTGACTTGTCAGCTAACATGACAAGCCTTCTTTCAGAAGCATCACCAACTAACGCTGCTGGCGCTGACGGCTTCTCTGGTCTAGCTACTGCTGCTGGTCCAACTGCTGGTTACGATCCTGTACTGATTTCATTGGTACGTCGTGCAGTTCCAAACATGATTGCTTATGACATCTGTGGTGTTCAGCCAATGACTGGACCAACTGGCCTTATCTTCGCAATGCGCGCTCGATATGACAGCCAAGCTGGTGCAGAAGCATTCTACAACGAAGCTGATACTGGCCACGCTGGTACAGGCACTCACGCTCAAACACTTCCACACGCGTCACCTACTACAGGTACTGGTCTGGATACCGGAGCTGCTGAAGCTCTTGGTGATGGTGTTGGCGCTGGATACGCAGAAATGGCCTTCTCTATCGAGAAAGTAACTGTTTCAGCTAAGACACGCGCTCTGAAGGCTGAGTACACTACTGAATTGGCTCAAGACCTCCGTGCAGTTCACGGCCTTGACGCTGAGTCAGAGTTGGCTAACATCCTTCAGTCTGAGATCCTGACTGAAATCAACCGTGAAGTAGTTCGTACTATCTACTTGACTGCTGAAGCTGGTGCAGCTAGTGCAGCTACTCCAGGAACTTTTGACCTCGACGTTGATGCTAACGGCCGTTGGTCAGTAGAGAAGTTCAAGGGTTTGATGTTCCAAATCGAGCAAGAAGCTAACGCAATTGCAAAGGGAACTCGTCGTGGTAAAGGTAACATCGTTATTTGTTCTTCAGACGTAGCTTCTGCATTGCAAATGGCTGGTGTTCTTGACTACGCTCCTGCTCTCAACTCTAACACTTTGGATGTTGATGATACTGGTAACACCTTCGCTGGTGTACTCAACGGTCGCTTCCGCGTTTACGTTGATCCATTCGCCGGTTCTAACTACTTAGTTGTTGGATACAAGGGTTCTTCTGCATTCGACGCAGGTCTCTTCTACTGCCCATACGTACCGCTCCAAATGGTTCGTGCAGTTGGCGAGAACAGCTTCCAGCCAAAAATCGGGTTCAAGACTCGTTACGGCATGGTTGCTAACCCATTCGCTGAAGGTCACGTTGCTTCTGGTAACTCAGCAGCACTCGGTCGGCTTGACGCTGGTGTTAACAAGTACTACCGCAAGGTTATCGTATCTAACTTGTTCTAAGCCAAATAAAAATAAGAGTGGCGGTTTAGCCACCAACGTTTTGAGGGAGTCTTTCGGGGCTCCCTTTTTTTATGTGTCTATTCTGTGTACATGTTACATTTATATGTACATAAAAGTGCATTCTGTCGACACATATTGGTACATAAAAGTGTCATACTGTCACTAAACCTTAATTGAGTTAAATTATGAAAACATTATTACAAAGAACAATAAAAGATAAAGAAGTCAACTTATATCCAGTCTGGTTAATGAGACAAGCTGGAAGATACATGCCAGAGTACATGGCCATGAAAGCAAAATCAAATGGCTTTTTAGATATGGCACTTACTCCTTGGAAAGCAGCAGAGATTACAATGCAACCAATCAAAGAGTTTGATATGGATGCAGCAATTATATTCTCAGATATATTAATCATCAATTATGCTTTAGGGCAAGAGTTAGATTACACTCCGAGTCCCGTTTTAGGACCTTACAACGAATCATTTTGGAATACAGATTTTGATACATTCCTCACAAGATGCCAACCTGTTTATGATGCGATCAAGCTGGTAAGAGAAGAGCTTGATGATAGTAAATCACTTATTGGATTTGCAGCAGCTCCTTATACGCTCTGTAAGTACATGTGTGATTCTGTGGATTCAGATATAGTTAACCGATTAATACCATATATTGTTACTCACCTTTCAATGCAGATTGAAGCAGGTTGTGATACGATACAGATCTTCGACTCTTGGGCTGGTGATATATCAGAACATGACTTTGACGAGATCATTATCGAACCAACAAAGCTCATTGTTGATGCTATACGTAGTCGACATCCAGAAGTTTGTATTATTGCTTTTCCAAGATTAGTTGGTAATAAAATAAACAAATATATTGAGATTGTAAATCCAGATTGTACAAATATCAGTGACGATAAGCCAGTTGATGAAATCGAAGGCGAAGTATTACAAGGTGGTATTGCAGTTGAAAGACTAATCAAAGGAGAAGATATTACTCCTGTTTTAGATAAGATGAAAGGTAAACCGTACGTAGTTAATTTAGCTCATGGTATCGATAAAATTACACCAGTAGAAAATGTAAGAAATCTTGTTAACAAAGCAAAAGAATATCGAGAGAATGTTTAAGTACCTCACTAAGTACGCAGGCCATTGGTTAGATGAAACGCAGCCTGTTTCTGAGGACAATAAGAAGTATTGGCGTATAGCTCAATGGTTTGCGACAGGTGGCCTCTGGTGGACTTGGTTGTCACACGATTATGTGATCAATCCTGTTTAATCCGGGCAAAGATATTCCATAAAGAACGAAAGATCGTGATCATCATTCCCCACTGCGGATTCTACCAAAGTGGGGATTTGTTTTTGTTCCATCTCGAATATAAATTCACGCGCATGATAAGCACGCATCTGTCCTTGATCGATCGTCTCGAACGTAACAGGATTTATAATTGAAACGTTAAACAGCGTAAAGTCAGAAATCATCAGACCACTTCACTCGTGGGTCGTCCCACTTTACCATCTCTTCACCTATCTGCTTGAGATAGCCTTGTGTAATTAATGATTCTATAGTGATAGTGACAATCGACTCTTTGGTGTATAGTATACCCCAGAACCAACCC